GCATCAGACCCACCGCTGTGCATAACCATGACTTTGCGGACAACACGACGTCCAGTAAAAGCCTGTCCATCCGCAGACAGTTGCGAGACTAAAACACCGTACGGGTTCTTGGACATGCTTCTCTCCTAGTTAGAAGAAAGGGGCCGAAGCCCCTTCCTATTAGGCAGCGTCAGCAACCAATGCCCATACACGGACAACTGCTGCATCCGCAGCGTTGACAGTGATGACATCAATCGTGTCAGCAGCACTGTAGTACTTACCAGCACCATAGCCAACGAACGTATTCGGAGTGCCTTCAGCGAGGGCAGCAGCCGAGCAGTAAGAAGCAACGGTGTTAGCGTTCACGCCGTCCAACCAGCCGTCGGTATCGGAACCGTCACCAACGTCCAGAGTCAGAGTGCCGCCTTCGGCAGTAACGACATCAACGCCAACTGCCATAACCAGCGATTTAGCCGGAATACGCAGAGCCTCAAGGCCATCACCAGCGCCGATAGCAGCAGCACCAGCAGCGGTACGAGCAGCAGAAATTGCTGCGAAATCAAGTTCAACCTCATAGCGGGTGACCTTGTGCAAACCCTCTGCGCGAGGAGCGGCTGAGCCTTTGTTGTAGCCCAACGATTCAGTAACAATAGCCATTTCAATTCTCCAAAAAAGTTACGAACGGGGGCCGAAGCCCCCGACCATTACAGAGTGATAACCGCTTGAGACAAAGCCTCAGGCTTCACAACCTTGTAGCCATACACTTGCAGACCACGGATGATGTTGCCAAACGTGGTTTCAGAGCGGATGGTTTCCATGTTGGTCATTTGCGAAGCAAATGTGAAGCCCATCTTGTGCCCACCGATCACACTGAACTTACCGCTAGACACGTTCAGGTTGTGGCTCACATAGAGGGTGAAGCGGTCGATCATACCGAGACGACCATTGCGCAGCGGGGTCATGCTGTCACCAGTCAACGAAGCATCCTTCAGATCGGAACGCTTGATATAACCAGCCATCTTAGCCGGGATAACAAGGAAACGATCTTGCTCAGGAGCGTTTGCTTCGTCGAGAACAGTACCCATATCAACGATCAAGTCGATGACGTTGGTCTTGTCCACGGCGATTGGCGAACCAGTAGTGCCGAGGTCGATGTCACCAGAAATACGACCAGCAGTTGCGCCTTTGTTGATGGCGGAAATGTCCGGCAGGATGTCGGTGAGAACGCGCTGGTCAATCTTGATCTTCATACGCTCGGAAGCGTCTTTAGACCAAGTATCCATCAAAGCGATGTCCGACTGAACCTTATCCACATCGTCTTCGATACAGGCGAAGTACTCGCCCTTGTCGATTACGAGTTGGAGTTTCGGCTTGTCAGGATTCTCGACAGACAGAGTTTGACCCTTGACATAGGTTTTGATCGTAATTTCAGGAGTGGTACGGATATTAACCGTGTCACCGTGCTGACGAATCTCGCCTTCGTAATCAGTATTGGCGATAGCAGCCAACACAGTTGCGTCGTAGAAATTCTCGATCAGTTTGCCCGACCAGATTTCGGGGATGAAGTTGCCGCTGTAGTTAGGGCGGCCACCTGCGTTAGGAAAAGACATGATATTTCTCCAAATTAAGCGTTAGCAACAATGCGCCCATCTCGCTGTGCAGCAAAGATGTCGCGTTCGATGCGGTCACGCTCAGCCTCTCGTCCTTTGTACTTACCCTGACGAACGTCGTTGAAGAACGACTTGATGTCGTCAGGAGAGTATTGACGAGAAGTTTGCCCAGTAGGTGCATTTGTGCCGCGTCCGCGACCCGGAGCAACCTGCCGTTCAAGTTCTGAGGCAGACCGATTAGGTTGAGCATTAGCGGAAGGCTGATATTTACCAGTTAGTTGAGAGAATGTCTGGAAGAACGAAGCGACACGACCAACATCAAGAGACGCCTGCGCTTGCTCCAAATAGACTTGGCGATTTGCGCCCGTCATTGGATCAACTTCCAACAACCAAGACTGAAAGTCAGGGTCGTTGTTCATATGCTGCCAATGAGGAACAACCTGCGACAACTGGCCCCAGAAGCGGTCTTCAGCGCTAAGCGCTTGTTGCTGCGCGACACGCTGCACCTGAGGGACAATCGCAGTATTCAAATTGGCGGCAATCTGATTGATCGCATTTTCCATAGCAGCAAGTTTGCCGATCATAGGAACAAGTTCCTCTCTCGACACCTTTCGCATCACATCCAGCGACTCACCATATTCCTCTTTCTCTTTATCAGAGACGAGGACAGGCGTCTGCATTTGCGCAGGAGCCTGAGTGGGTTGCGAAGACAGTGTGGAAAGCAGTTGCTCCATCTGGGCTACGCGAGATTGCAGTTCTCTGTTGTTGGCATGTAGACGCGGTACTTCTGCGTTGTACATTCCCTGAAGGGTTCGCCATTTCTGAGCATAAGTCTCAGAGTTTTGGTCGTCGGCGCTTTGCTCTGTACCCGACGACGGCGTAGCATTTCCTGTATCAGTGCTGTGGGCGGCAGGCGCTTCATTCTCAGCAGGCGTCCCAGCGTCGGGGGAAGGGTCATTAGACGCCGGAGTATTCTCCGTGCCCTCGGTTCCCTCGCTGTTGAGTTGCTTGTAGAGTTCCTGAACTGCCTCAGTCTGTTTACGAATTTGCTCTGGTAATGCCATGATGTACGCTCCTATCGGTGTGCGTTAAAAGAAGATTGGGGCGAGGATTGCTCCTTTGCCGCCAAGTCAGGGGCTTCACTTACGAGTTTGTACAACTCGCCCAATACCTGACACCGCCCCTGTAGAGGTGCAGGATTGTTCACTGCCAAAGGCAGTTGTTCTAGTTCATGCTGTCGCCAGCCTCTCAGCCACTCCACTACCTCAGGGTACTGGCGTGCTGTGACGGCGAGAGCCTTGATAACTTTTTGATCTGGGCGGATCATGCAGAACCCCCAGTTTGTCTATTCATTACGGTATTGCCTTCCATCCCACCTTTAGGAGAACCATCGGGTTGGGTAGGAGCAGCCTGTGCAGCCTGTTGTGCCTGATCCAATGCGAGTCGCGCTTTTGTCCTAGTCTCGAAGTTAGTTTTTTCCTTCGATGGCACAACTTCATCCACAGGCATTTGGAGACCTTTAGCAACCTCGCGCAGAACTGCGGCGCGACCTTCTTTGCCCATGATCTCCATGTCGATCTGGTTAGTGGTAGCAGTTAAGAACTCGATACGACGAACATTCATCTGTTCCTTCATAGCGAGGTTAATTGCTCCACGCGGCTGGATGTCGAGGTCGCCCTTGATGGACTCGTCCTCGTCATAGCGCATGTTGTAAATGTATTGTCTTTCAACGATAGGTTTGGTTACATCCGCGTCAATGTGCATCACCACTTGCCGGATGCCCTTACCAGCCGACCCCATCAGCATGGACAGTCCAGATGATGTGCGACCTGCACCTTGTACATTGAGGTCACCGTATAGATATGCGGGAATACCAGAATGGTCGTCAGCCAATCGGCTGAACTTATCGTAGACAGCCACCAATGTATTCGCGTTGTCATCCGGCTGGGAGAATCGCACCGCTGGTGCGCTAGACCCAGCAGGGTCATTCATTACCTGCCAAATTTTCCACGGATAAACTTGAGTAATGTCTTCGTTTGCTGGCAGACGTTCGAGATTAACTTCGACTTGAGGGCCACTAGAGATGCCCATATTGTTGACGAGCGCTCTGGCTGCGGCGTTACAGACGTTTTGGATGTCCTCGATGATTTCGGGGATACCTTTGCCCCAGAACGCACCGGGGCACTTGATGAAGGATGTTTTGGCATAAGGCTTCTCTCCTAATGGATCGTAATTTAGGACAGCCTTTATGACGTAGTTTCCTACAATCCATACATTCGCGTCGTACTCTCTTGCCGCGTCAGGAACCTCATCTTCAGACAATCCCCACTCCTGCAACATCTTGCCGGAGACCTTGCCCCAGAACTCAAGGGCATCAAAGATTTCAGTGGGGCGCATCTCCGTATGGTATTTACGCTCCTCTTGTTCCTTGATAAGTTCAACATCTTGGTTAATCCAAGATGTACCGTTACCAATATCTAATACTTTGCGGATAGCATCATCGTCGTAGCCCGGCACACCAATCAGGTCTGCCAACTCCATGCGAGTCAGGGGGTGATGTTCAAACACATAGCCATCGCTAATGTTTGTAATACCCGGCTCAGGGTAGATGCGGAAAGGATCGACGCGCTCAAACTCAGGTGCAATACGATCAATCGGAGCCGCAGTAGTACGACCATTCTCATCCTTTGTCCAACCAAGAGCACGTTGCCGACGTACGACCGGGCCTTTAATAAACGCAGAGGGATAAGTTACTAGGTCAGTAATAAAATCGTTGAACGCCTCAGCCCAGCCGCCTTGCGCGAACTGGTCACTGATGCGGTGTTTCATCTTATCGGCACGGTTCTGCGCTTCTTGCAATACGCGGAAACGGAAGTCCTGTGAAATCATTTCCTTGAGTTCAGCCATTTCCTGCTGCATTGGCGCACGGTTCTGAGATTCAACAATCTTCATAACCTGATCGTAGAAAATTTTCTCGATCTCAGCCTTCTGTACAGGCTGCAAGTCAGGAATAGGAGTAGGTTGAGCATCCCATGGGGGAGTACCAGTATCGAGGAGAATGTCCCGTAGCCAAGACTCCGCTGCGCGGCACTTGACTTCGGTAATCATCATGAACACTTCAGACCCGCCTTGCTTGCGGATCGCAGTCAACTTATCGGCTTCATACTCACCGTTACGCTGACGCATAGCCTTGAGCATCTTCTGCTCGATAGGCTTCTTGGCAATACGGGCTGCATCCCAACACTGCCGCAAATAGTCAGTAATGCCGAGAATAAAAGGCGCGTTCTGGCGTTCTGCCAGTTCTTTTTCGATGCGCTCTTTCTCAGCCCGTACAAGTTGCTCGTTGCTGACTACGCGTAGTATGGATAGACCAGCCATTAGAACTCCTTGCTATACCTAAACATGACGCGCTTATC